GTTCACTGCCGTGTTTTTCAACTGGACCTGTCCGTGTTCCTCCGGCGGATGGCCTTCGGACAACACGTCACCATCGGCATTAATCTTTTGCCCGGTCCACGCGATGATCCAGTCCACATCGAACTGAGCGCCCGCCTTGTCCCAATCAATTGATCCGTCTTCTTTGACCGCCTGCACCGAAGCGTTGACTGCTTCCCAAGCCAGAGCCCCATCAAAGGCAAAGGTCGCTTTGTCCAGGTACTCGCCCCAGTGCGGTTCACCGTGGGGGATGCTCAAAGCGCCGTTGGTGAATTCAAAGGGAACGCCCTTGAAACCGCTGTGCGTGGGGTCAGCGGCATCGATCGGCCAGTTGGCCAACACCGGCTCTTTTGAGTTAACGATCCAATTAGCGATGCGCCGCTGGGGAAGTTCAGGGATCGGCTGGCCCGCGTAGAAATAAACCTCGTAAGCCTCCCAGTGCCACACTGCCGCCTCCAGAAAGCGCTGATCTTTGGTCGCCAGATAAGCATGGGCGTAACCGAGGATGTGCAGTGCCTGCCCTTCGGTGGTGCCGTCGCCGTTGGGCTGGTACTCCATTTGCGAGTAGGCAATAAAGTGCCGGTTGTTGGCCAGCACGCCCTGCAGGTTCTGCGCGTAATGCTGCAGCGTGGCGTCGTCAGTGTCGCCGGTGTTGCGCTTGAGAAAACGGTGATGGCCTTCAATCATGCTGAGTGCATTGTTCAAGCCAGTTTGCTGGCTGGCCGGGCGACGGCTATTAAGCGGAGACAGATGCATCGAACCAACTCCCATCATGAAAGCCCAACCAACCGTTACCGTCTGACATAAATGTCAGTACATCCGCGGCGCCTGCCTCGTAGGCCAGCACCGGTGGACGCTTGCTGGACCAGTTAACGCTGGCAGGGAATGTGGCTTTGTTCGCCCCGGTGCCCTGACGCAGGCGCACGGTGAATGACCAGGTGTAACCCGCTGGCACATCGGTATTGAGAAAGCTAAACAGGCATTGCGGTTTATCCAGCGTCACGTCGAAGAACGACACGCCGTTGGTGTAGGCCACGTCTAAAGCCAGCGCGGCGCCGGCGGCCGGGATCGACTGCTTGCGCGGCAGCAGCAGGCCGCCGGTCAAGTCGGTGATCATCTTGGCCAATGCCAGGAACGTGGGCGACGGCCCGGAGCCGGTCTCGACAATTACATCCGCTGGCAGGTGAACAATGTCATGGGCCGTTTGCGCTGCTGTTTCCAGCATGTCGATAGCCGCCCGTTGGCGGTCTGAAAGTTCGGTCATATAACCCTCATCAGGCCGGGTAAGGCGAAGTTGGAGAAGTAATGGAGGTCGTTGGCCGACAGCTCCAGGTTGATCAGGTCGAGGTCGTCGGACCACAGCTCAGGCGAGGAAATAGTTACCTCGTCGCCTGAAGAAATACCGGCCCCTATGTAATAAGTGCCGTCCGGGCTAAAGGTGATGCTCAGCCCCACCAAATGCCGGCTAACCGGCTTGGTGTCGTTGATCATCCGTTCCAGCTCGGCAATGCCTGTGTCGCTCAGGCCGCTGTCGAACAGGGCCAGACTCATGGTGAAAGTGCCGGGCTCGCCCATCGGCTCCAGCTCGTACCACTCGACAATTTCCAGAATGTCGGCGAACGGCTCGACCACCCGACGCAGCGCGCCCACGGTGCCCTTGCGTTTGTGAACCTCAAACGCGTCCGTGACGACCTTGCGCTTGATCGGTTCAGACCACTCCGGATCCCAGCGATCGACACTGCGCTGGATGGCCAGCCACGGCAGCAGCGCCGCCGGACAGTTCTCGACTGAGTGCATCTGGCGCAGCACGTTGGCCAGGGTTCGGTCACCGGCAGAAAGCTGAGCAAGGGCCTGTTCCAATGGCGTGCGATTGAATGACAGCAGACCGGAATTACTCATCGGTGCCACCGATTACCACACTGGCCTTGGTGCAGTTGGCCGCCTGATGATCGAGCACTACCACATCCGCCGCTGGATGAATCAGCTCGACCCGCTGCACACGCGACACATGCAACGCGGCATGAATGGCCGAGTGACGAATGTCCCGACCCAAACGACGCTGCGTGTTCACATAACGCTCAAGTGAAGCGTTGGCCTCGGCCAAGCTCAGCTCCATTTCCGGGCCCGGGTAGAGGTAAAGAACTGCCTCAATCTGGTAGTCGATCAACTCGGCCGATTGCACCAGGAGCCGATCACCCACCGGACGCACGTCCTCATCGCTGAGGGCCACTCGGACCTTTTCCAAGAGATCCGCCGAGGCCTGACCATTGCCCAAACGGCTCAAGATGCTGACCAGCACCGTGGCCGGGCTCGGGCTACTGGCCCTGGCATCGGCCACCCGACCGTCTGCCGACAGTGCGTGAAATACATAAGCATCCCGGGGGCCCGCGATCGACATCCCCTCAAATGCCAGCAAGGTCCGCTCGACCAGCGAATCGTCCGACTCGTATTGCGCCTCGATCGGCGGCACGGCAATGGGATCAGCCTCGACCACGGTCAAGCGTTTGACGTTGTAATTGGCCGCCAAATGATCCACATCGCTGCCCCGGGCAAACGCCAACAGCAGCGCCTTGGCCGCGTCATTGATCCGCGCCCGCTCCATCATCTTGTCGTAGGCGCGCTTTTCCAACAGCTTGACCACCGGCTCAGACTCCAGCGGGGCCGACCAGTTTTTGCCCATCAAGGTGCGGAAGTCGGTCAGTGCCTCTTGATACAACGCCTCAAAATCCAGTGGCTCCAGCACAAGCGGTGCCGGCAGGCGGGACAGGTCCAGTGTGCTCATACAGTCACGTCCAATAGCTTGCTGTCGCCCAGATAGTTGCCCGACAGGCGAAAGGTGATACGCCCGCTCAGCACGGACACGACTTGAACCCGGGTCAGTTCCAGACGCGGCTCCCAGCGTTTCAGAGCGCGGGCGGCTTCGGCCTGGACCGCACTCTTCCAACCTTCTGAAACGGGTAGGTCGACAAAGCGGCGTATCGTGCTGCCGTACTCGGGACGCATCAGCCGAGACCCCAGAGGTGTGGTCAAAATGTCTTCAATGGACTGCAGCAGGTGATCAAGGCCCAATATAGGCAGCCCGGTGTGGCGGTCCATTCCGATCATGGGCTACTCCGGCAGGCGCTCTAAATCTGGGTGTTTATCGAGAAAGGCCTGCGCTTCGGCGTCCAATCCCTCGACGCGGTGAGCGCTGACCTGCAGCGTCCGCCCCTTGGGCATCACCAGGACGCGAGAAATAAAGGCCCGGTCGCGGTAAATGACCGGGCTGACAGGCTTGTCGATCGAGACAGATTTGCTCGTCATCGTTTACTCCAGGCAGAAAAAACCCGCACGTGGCGGGCTGGTTGATGGTTGTGTTTAGTGCTTGTGGTTGGGCGTGTTGCCACTGGTGTCGATTATTGCGCCGCCACCATTGATATCGCCCGTTACGCGTAATCCGCCGTTGATCAACACTTCACCGTATATCGTGACGTCGCCATCAAGCGCGATCGCTCCGGACGTAACCACCACGGCGCTATCCGTAACGGTCGCCGATGAACCACCAACCTTGATATCCACCGAGCCGGCCGGCAGCACAATGCTGTAGCTGTGGGCCTGCCAGTCATAGGTCAGCGACCCGCCATCATCGAACAGCCAGCGCTCAATGTGATCGCGGTTGTCAGGGGCTGGCCCGGCATCGCCAAACAAGCCCGGAACAAAGGTACCTTGTGAAACGTCACCGCTCGGACTGAGCAAAGCGCCCTGCTCGCCCATGCTGGGCACACGCCAGTGCCGTGCCTTGCCTGCAGCCTGACTGTGCCAACGCACCCAAGCACTGACCCACTCACCATCAGACACCCGGCAAGCGGGTGGCCTGACCGTCAGATCCAGAGCAACCACATAACAGGCCTTAACCACACCGGCGATCATGCGGTCGTGCTCTGCAAGGGCATGGCTCACGGGTTAACCTCACCACCTACGTTGAACACGAGCGAACCGGGTTTCTCATCCGGCCACGGCCATTCCGTTTCCCCGAGGTAAATCGTCTGGGTCCACTCCACCAGCCACACGGTGTAACCATCCAGCTCAGGGCGGTTCCAGTCCTGGGTCGAACGCTTGAACTCGGCAGGCTCAACCGCCAGGCCCCACGTCTGGGTGCGCAACAACACAGCCAATTGCGTGGCCAAGTGGATGGCCTGCTGGTAATGCTGGTCGCGGATCACATCGACAATCACCCGTGCTTCAAAGGTGACGTTCAGGGTGCTTTCGCCGGTGCCGATATCGGTACCGGGCTCAATCTCGGCGATGTCGAGAAACACCGCCGGTAGCGGGATATGCTGCTCGATGTCAGGCCAGAAGCGAACCAACTGAACACCTGACAGCTTCTCTTGCAGATGCTGTTCAATGGTTTGATGCAACAGGTCGAGGCTAAACGGCTGTTCAGACACGGCGCGTCACCTTCAGGTATTTCTGCAGTTCAAAGTTCATTTCTTGCCGGAGGATCTGCAGCAGACGCTCATCGGCCTTGCGGCTCCAGGCTTCGAAGTGAGGTCGTACCGAGTCGAGCGAAATCTTGGCCTTGGCCAACGGAAAACGATCGCTGTTTTCCCCCACAAAACCGGAGCTGGCCCCGGTCTGCGATGTGACTTCGCTGTCGGGGTAGTCAGCCCGGGCGAAGTGTTTACTGGCGGTACGGATCCAGATATCGGCCTGATTGCCGTACACCTTTTTGTAGAAGGCCCCGCGATAGCGACGACTGCCCACCGACACACCGACCTTGGTCTGTCGCGGGCGCCCAGTCCGGCTGGCCTCCAGCGGGTTGATGCCGAACCAGAGCTTGCCGCGCATCGCACCGCCCGCAATCGGGTAGCTGCGCAAACGCTGCCGCACCGCCTTGACCGCGATCCGCTCCTGCTTGCCCACGGCACGGGCAATGTGGGTGCTGAGCCAGCCCAGGGTTTTGTTGATTGCCCGGCGTTGCGCGTTGGCAGCAGCCTTGGGCACCAACGTGGCCAAGTCCGCAAATGCCTTCATATCCTCGGCCGAGACCTGAATAGTGAACATCCCGCTGCTGGCCCTGTTCTCACTGAAGCTGCCAATACTCATGCGCGTTTCCTCAAGATCAGCGACACCAATCCGTCGCCGCTGGGCTCCAGCTGCAGCAGGTCGTAATCGCCACCACCGTCCAGACCGGGCAAGTCGATGGTGACCAGTAACCCTTTGCTCAGGCCATCAGAGTCCGCGACCCGCACCACAAAGTGCGGCTCGCGCAAGCCGGTGTTGAGACGGCCAATCTGCGGCTGTTTCCACGGTGCCGAGAACATCCCCAGCACCGGTTCGACGCGACCTTCGATGCGCGCGGTATCACCCAGCACGTCGAAAATCACGCTGTCGATATCGGCCACCAGATCACGAATGCCCACGGTTACAGCTCCAGCAGGATCTGCGCCAGGGGACGTGTGCACATGTGCAGCGGGTTGGACTGGGCTTCGCCGGCCATACCCTTATTGAATGGCAGCGGCTCGATCTTGCTGTAGTACGGAATGCCCTGGGTGTTGACCGTCTCCATGTAGTCCGCCGGAGCGAACACGGAGATGTACAGGTCGGGTACGCCTTCAGGGATTAGCAGCGCCTTGTCGTCATGGATGAACGACACACCCGCGACCTTGCCGCGATAGCGCTCCCAGACGATGCCACCGAACTCGAAGCTTTCACGGGCATCGCCGCGCAGGGACGCGGCCTGCATGGTGTTGAGGTAGGTTTGAACGACCGACTTATGGGAGACCAACTTGTTCCAAAAGTTCTTACCGCAGAAGGCGCGAGAGCCAGTACTGGTGATGCTACCCAGTGCATCCTCCTGCAAGTCCAGAGCCTCAGAGCAGCGCACACGCAAATCAGTCGCCTGGTCGTTCAGCCCCATAGACTGCTTTTTACGCGTCACGCCAAAGGTCTTGTAGAGGTCGAGCAGGACCGTGGTGCCATCGGCATCCAGGATCTGACCGTTCAAAGCACCCATACGCTGGAATTCGTGGGTCGCATCCAGCTGACGGCGGGCCTTGGACAGGCGTCGGTTGACCACGTCCTGCACGGCTTGCAGCTCGCTGCGGGTACCGAAGGCACGGATGCCCTGAATCTCATCCGCCTTGATGGTGAAACGTTCCGGCAAGTGCACGGTGTTGAAAGGGATCATGTGACGCTTGGTACCAGCGACCACCAGGCCGGAAGTGCCACGTTCACCCGCTGGCACCAGTGCCAGGGTGTCGCCATCCTTTTCGATCTGTACGGTCAGGGTGGTGATGCCCTCTTCACGGAACAGGCCGAGGCTGCTGATACGACCTGGCAAATATTCCTGATCATTGAGTGCAGCGGTCAACGACGAAACACTAAACGCATCGTCTTCAAAAATGGCGATATCAGCCATGAGGTACTCTCCAGAAACGAAAAATCCCGCACGTGGCGGGACGGGTAAACAGGGATGTTCGCCTTAGCGGACGATCAAGAAGTGGGCAGCCAATGCCTTTTCAGCAGCAGGATCGAGGCCGGTCAGGTGCACTTCACTGACCTCGGCCAAGCGCACCACGGCGCGACCGCGACGCACGACATCTGACTCACCCAGCGGGCCGTAGAGAATGGCGACAGCGTTTTCCGTGCCGTCCTCCGCAGTCGGCTGATACGGCGCAAATTCACCTGTTGCTGTGGTCAGACCCAGAATCTGGCCCGGTTCCAGCGCTACCCCGGCCGCAACGTTGATCGCTTCACGCGAGATGTTGCCGGCACCCTCGGACAAGAGGAACTCACCGGCGTGGCGCTGTTCGTATTGGATCGTCATGCTCTGGTTCCTTTTACAGGTTTAGATTGCCCACTCTGTGCTGACTGACGCGCCGCCCAGATCGAGGGTGGATCAGGTTGTTTGGCCTGAATTTTCGGCACCGGGTCATCGCTGATCGGCAGGCTGTTGTCGATTTCAAAACCGCCGCCACTGACCAGCTTGTCGAACAGCCGACCGCGCACCGCTTCAGCATTAAGACCGGCGGCGACAAACTCCTGGGTGAACTCCGGCAAACGTGCCGCCACGCACAGGTCGCGCACGGCCTTGGCGTTGGTCAGAGCGGCGTTGACCGTGGCCTCATCTGCCAGTTTGGTGCTGCTGATCAGCGGCTCGATCAGGTTACTGATCCCGGCCGTGTTGCAACTTTGGGTGATCAGCAAGGCCAGCTTGGCCGAGTCCACAACGGGAGGTTTTTCGGGTTCAGGCGCAATGGGCTCCGGGGTCGGCTCAGGGGCTGGTTCAGGCGGTTATTCCAGCTGTGCCAACAATGCCTGCGGTGCGTGCTGAAAACGCTGCAGCGCACTCCCTTGACCCAAACAGGCTTTGACCGTGACGCCCTCACCCACCTCGTCGGCCAAACCCAGCGCGACTGCTTCGCTGGCCGTGAGCCAGGTTTCAGCATTGACCAGTCGCCGCAGCTCCACCTCATCAATGTTCGGCGCCTTGGACTTGTAGGCGGCGATAATGACTTCCGTGGCTTGGTCCAGCACAGCCGCGACCTTGCGCAGATTCTCGGCATCGCCTGAAGCATAGGTATACGGGTTGTGGATCATCAAAATCGCGTTGCTCGCGATCACGACTTTGTGAGCCCCGCACACTGCGACACTGGCCGCGCTGGCTGCCAGGGCATCAACCCGGCCGGTACAGCGCTCGCCCAGTCGCGACAGCGCGTTGTGAATGGCCAGGCCGTCAAACAAGTCGCCGCCGATGCTGTTAAATGCCACCACGATCGGTGATACGCCGTCATCGATCGCAGCCAGGTCGCGGACAAACTGATTGGCAGTGATGCCCCAGGTGCCGATTTCGCCGTAGACATAGACCTCGATGCTGCGGGTCTCGGCCTCACCGCTGGCTTTCAGGCTGTACCAGTGTTTGTTCTGCGGCGCCGGAGGGTCACCGGCCTTGTTAAAAATCCGTATCGGATGCTGCTTGATCATGGTGTCTCCTTGTCAGCGGCCGGTTCAGGCTGGTCGACGAGCGTTTTGTAATTGAGGCCGAGCTTTTGTGCGCGGGCCTGATCGGCGGCGTTTTCAGCATCGACGGTTTCGGCGTCGTAGCCCGAACGCAGGACCATTTCGCTGCGGGAGTTAAAGCCCGCGTTGACCTCCATCATTCGCGCCTGAATGTCCTGCACTGGCTGAATGTAGGCCCAACCCTGCGGTACCCAACGGGTGCGCAGGTATTCGCGACGCCGTTGCGCGTAGTCGTCCAGCTTGAGGCGACCGGACAACACGGCCATATCCATCCAGGCTGCGCGCACCGGGCGGCACAACTGGTGCACGTACACCCCGAATTGCAGTTGCTCCAGGCGACGGCGGAACTCGTTGAGCACAACCCGCAGCGCCCGGTCGTTGACCTCGCGCATGTCACCGGTGAGGATTTCGTAGGGTGTGCCGGTACCGGCGGCAGCGGCCATCAGCTGCTGTCGCATAAAGTCCGGGTAGTTGTTGCCGGCGTCTGGTGGTTTGGAGAACTCCACTTCTTCGCCCGGCCCCAATTCCTGCATGGTGCCGGGTTCCAACGCGACCATCGGCGTGAAGCCGTCGCGGTCCTCATTGAAGGGCTGACCTGTCACCGGATCGAGCGCAAGCTGCCTGCCCTCCGGAGGTGGTCTACTAATAAACCCAGCAAACAGGTTGGCAACCTCCTGACGGAATAGCACCGCATCGTCGTAGTTATCCAGACTGCGCAAGCGCTTGAGTACCGGCGCCAAACGCGGCACACCGCGCAACTGGCCGGGCTCCACCGGTTCAAAGATATGCAGCACCTGCGCAGCCGGTACCCGCACCAACTGGTTGTAACCGGCGTTCAACGACGAGGCATCGCGGGGGTGAACGCGGTACATCCAGTAAGCCACCCGCTGGTGAGCAGGGTTGAACTCGATCCCGGCGCGGATGCTGTTGCCGTTTTTGGCCGTCTCAAACTTGTCGTGGGGCACAAATTCGGGGGCCAGTACCTGGAGCTGCAGCGGTACCGCAAGATTTTCGTCCAGGCTGCGTGGCCGTATGCGCACAAAGCATTCGCCGGCGGTTTCGACTGTGCGAGCGATTAGTGCCTGCTGGCCATAGAAGTCGGTCAGGCCATCAGCATCGGACTCATCCACCCAGTCCTCCCACAACTCCTGCTGCATTTTGCGCAGGGTGTCGTCCTCGATCTTAGGTCGAGGGGTGATGCCGGTGCCGATCAGGTTACTGACGCGCTTGTCGATGACGTTGAACGCGTACGGATCATTGCGCACGGCCGCTCGCGATCGAGCGCGCAGATTGCGCAAGGCCGGGGTGTTGATGCTGTTGATACCGATATCAGGCGCGTCCCAACTAGCCGAACGCCTGCCCTCTCCGGCCCCTTCGTAACTGGCTTTGATCCGCTCCGGCAGCAAGAAGCCGTTGCGAGTAAGCGTCGGGTATTGGCGTGCCATTAGACTCCCTTGCCTCCGTGGTAAAGCCTCACCACTTTTGAGCGTGGCCCGGCGGACGCGACCAGCGACGTGCGGATCTGGTCCCGGGCTTTGAGCAACTCATCCACCGTGCGGTACTCCACGGTGCGATCGGCATAGCGCACGGTTTTCTCACCGCGAGCGATGGCCGCCTCAACCGCGTCGAGGTGCTTCTGGGTAAAGGACATAATCAGCGTCTCTTGAGATAGCCGCTGCTGGAGCTGCGACGTTGAGGGGGTCGTGCGACTGGCTGCGGAGGCGCAGCCGGGGCTGGTACTGGAGCAGGTTCATGCGATTGCTCAACCGGTGAAGCCTGTGCTGCAGCCGGAAGTGCAACGCGTTCGACTGTCGGCGGCTTTTCATCGAACAACCCAGCCTGCGCCAGAGCCTGTCGAATACGCTCCCAGTCGTGTTCCTTGTAGCGGTTGAGGCCTAGGTAGTGCGCCATTGCAAGGTTGTACACCATCAGGTCGAGTGCTTCGTTGCGCTCGGCTTTGCCTTTGACCCACTCGATACGCTTGTAGCCTTTGATGTAGCGCGCCACTTTGCGCTCAGCCACGCACTGGTCAAAGAACTCGTCCGGCAAGTCATTGGCAAAGTGCAGCGCCCCTGGCCCGTCCTCGAATGGGTAGCGGTTGTAAATCCAGTCCTTGGCGGTGTCGGTACCGACAAACCACAACTCGGCACCGTTTCGCTCGGTCTGGCCTTTCCAGGTCACGTCTACCAGCGAGGGGCGTTGCGCGATCACCGGCCTGCCCGGCTTGCTTGCCCCCTTGATGGCAAAGATATTGCGCCACCGGCGAAGTCGGCAGAACTGGTAAACCTCGTCCGTATGGTGACCGCCAGAGTCGACGGCCGTGGCCAGAATGCCGAGCCCGACGCCACACGGATGTGGGTAACGCACCTTGAGCTTGTCATCGAGCACGGCCCAGGTACGCTCGTCCGCCGGGTCGCCCCAGATCACCTGGTAATCGATGACCCAGCGTTCCATGCCAACGCCCCAGCCCATCACCATCAGCTCCAGACGATTGGCTTGCACGTCCACCGACGCGGTGAGCATCAGCACGCGATAGGCCATAGAGCCCAGGCCGTAGGTTTCACGACCGGCACGCTCTTTCAGGACTTCGGCTTTGGTCTGCTCCTGAGCGCTGTCCCATACCTTGGCCAGCCGGGTGTTGTAAAACACCTGCATGGGCTCCAGGTCACCACGATTTTGTGCCTTCTTGGCCTTCTCAAACTGCTTGGCCAGCGAGCGCCAATCCGTCCAGCCGAGTGGTGCATAAAGTGCGTTGAGGTGAAAGCCGATTGTTTCGCCATCACCAAGGGCGTGCGATCGCCACTCGCCCCGAGCCAGCATCAGCCCCTTATGGTGCTCCTCGATCAGCACATCACACTCCGGCCCAACGCACTGGTAATGCACCACGTTGAAGTCGGCCGAGTAATGCAGGTTTTCCCATTCAAGAATCTGCATGTGGCCGCAGTGCGGGCATGGCACGTAGTAATAACGCTGATCGCTGGTCTCAAACAGATCGGCGATTCGCGAAGCGCCCTTGATGGTGGGCGAGCTGGAGAAGTAAAACTTGGCGTTTCGCCCGAACGTACTGCCCCGGGTTTCGGCCAGTTCGATCGGGTCACCCTCCTCACACACGTCCACATCCCAGCGATCGATCTCGTCACCGTAGATATATCGGGCTGATAGCTCGGCCAAGTTGGCCGCCGAGCCTGCGGTGGTGACGTACAACGAGCCACCCTCAAATTCCTTGGTGTCCATCGTGTTGCGCGAGTCACGGGAACGGTTGGCCGCGACACGCTCAGACAGGACCGGCGTGGCCTTGATGGTCTTGCTGATCCGCGATGACACACGCTTGGCCAAGCTAAGGCTGGGCAGCAAAGTCAGGATGTTGGACGGCACCATGTGGATCAGACCACCAATCCAGTTCAACGCGATCTGGGTTTTCATCAGCTGCGAGGCCACCATTGTGACCACGCGCTTGCAGGGGTGAGCCGGCGACAGACAGCGCATGGGCTCGCGAGCATAGGGCGTACGAGAGGTACGGTATTTACCAGGCTCTGCGGCGCCGGTGTCACGCGGGATACGCATGTACTCATCGGCCCACTGGTCGACCCACAACGAAGGGTCAGGCCGTAGCCCACGGAAATACGCCTCGCGGTACACCTCTGCACCGTTCGGGGTTTCCGTGTGCATGGATTAGCTCTTGTTGTTGAGGGCCGTGATTAGGTCGGCCGTGGACATGCGCTCGGCGTCCTCCAGCGAGGCGCGGATGGCGTCAGTCAAACGACGTTCGATTTCCCAAGGGTCGGTCATGGCGGCCAGCTCTGGCGCCAGTTGGGGCGGCATGCCCAGCAACTGATCGCGCAGCAGACGCCCCGCATTGAAAGCTCCAGTTTTGACAGCCTCCAGTTGAACCTGCGAACCCTGGACCTTGTGGAACTCAGCCTCTGCAAGTTGTGCCAGGTAGTACTCACGGTGGGCACGGGCCTTCTGGAAATCGGGCAGTTTGCTTGCCGGACTGATTGCTGGCTGTGGCGCAGCCGTTGAAGTCGGCTCGACCTCGGGCGACAGTTGGCTGCGGACGCCGCGTTGAATCCGATCCTGCTGGTGTCGAGCTGTGACGGCGGCCTTACTGGGGTCGGCAGATTCAGCCAACAGTGCTTCGGTGGCTTCCAGCTCGACCTTGCCATCCTCGGTTAACACCAGCCGATCCTGATTGGCCAATTTTGAAACGTAAGATTTTGCCCAGCCGCGTCTCGCCGCAAACTCGGTTTTACTGATTACCGTCATGATGAAGTGTCCTGTTCACCTAATGAATACGGGGGTTCACCTGTTCACCCCAGTTCACTAAGCTGGTGAACTGTTCGCTAACGCTTTCCCGCGGGTTTCCTGCCCCGTACCCGTGGAAAATGCCCAGGGTCCCCGGCAGGATTTGAGATACGAGAATTATTCTGATTGGCCAGAACGGGGAGGATTTTCACAGGGCCTGAGAGCTTGGCTGCTGATGTTTACGCAAACTCCCGCAGCGCCTCTTGCAAGCGCTTGGCCTTGGTGATTGCTTCAGCATTGCTCTCACGCTCAGACTCAACCGACAGGGCAACCTCTTCGATGCGGCTAGCCAACGCCTTCATACGCTTGCTGAACTCATCAGACAGACTCACCACCTCACCCGACAGGGCCGCCAGAACATCTAGTGCACCTTCAGGTTTCTTGATCGATACAACGGTCTGCTTGGCTGCCTGAGGCATGACTGTCTCCTTCTTGGATTTACGGGTGGCTACATCGCGCTGAAACTTCCCGCCTATGGGCTCTCTGATAAGCCCAGCATCTTTGAGCTCACCGAGTGCCCGGCGAACGGCATAGGCCGATGCGCCACTGGCGTTGGCAGCCAGCACTGCGCCGTGGATATCGCGAGCGCTCCAGCGCGCTTGAATGGGGACATGGCCAAAGACTTTTTGAGCAATCGAGGATTGCCCTGCAAGCATCTGCTGCTGCCTGGATTCATTCATGTCTGGAGTCCTGTTCAACAAGTGGATGTGAAGGAATTATTCAGAGCGATCCGATTGAGAAGGCACATCGCAAACACCTAGGCGTCGAGCGGCCCAGCGTTCGTAAAGACCTATGGCGACATCCGCCCCTGCCATTGCCGTGAGGCATCCAACCGCCGAAGCGGCCCAGATCGAAACTCCGTTGGCATGCAGCAACATCATCGTGGACAGCCCGCAGCCGATACAGGCACCCGACCGCAAGGCCAGGCGCCGTACCAGCGACCACCCCCGGGCGCCGTCCTTGTCCGCTCGCCACATCTCACCCGACACACCGCCGATCAAGGACAGTGCGATCACTAGCCAGATCGGCATATCAGCTAACGCTTGTTGCTCTGTTGTCATGTATGACCTCAATCAAAGAGCGGCGCGTGGTGCTGAAAAAAGAAAACCCCGCCGGGGTGGGCAGGGTTTTCAGTGCGCTGGTTTATGCCAGGGCGAGGTGCACAGCACGTGCTCGGGGAGCGCCAAGGCGCAGAATTCATATCGTGGGTACGTTTTACCCCTGTTCGGTAAAACCGAAAAGTGGGGATTTTCGGTCATTCTGCTCTACTCACTTTGACGCAACTTTGACGCAGGTTTGAGGTAAGTCACCCCGACAAACGGTCAGCGCTTAACCGGCTTTGCTCAGCACCGTTGCACGCGTCAGATTGGTTTCCTGGTGGCCGCTGCGCCGGGTGTAACCCCGAGTGGTACCGCTTCGAACGGTAAGGATCAGCATCACTTGTTGATGCAGACGTTTAACCCAGTTGCGATACGTTTGGTCTGCCCCTTCGGTGATGTCGAGGAGCCGCATCTGTTCACGTCGCGACATCGCTGGTTGATGCAGGTAACGCAGTCGGGCCAACTGGGCCAATTGCTTGCCTTTGGTTGACTGGCGATCCAACTCGGCAACGGCCGCCGCCACTTCGCTGGCAATGTGATCCATGCCAGCGCCCGCTCCCACCAACAGATCACGTGAACCGGCCGTACCCCGAGGAGCGCAGCCGCCGTATTCCATGATCGTGGCCATCGGGCTACCCAAGCCACCAGCCTCCCCAACGTGGCAGTGCTGCTCGCCCCAATGCTGCATAAGCTCTTCGATTTCGTGAATCATCCTCATCTACCCCCTGAAAACCCAACCCGACACAGAAAACAGCCAACCCGACACACACCTAACACACTTAAAAACCTTTAAAAACATACTCTTAATGCTCTATGTGCTGGGTGTGTCAGGTGTGTTGGGGTTCTTCTCACGTACGAGAAATAATTAATAAGCATCAGTCTTTGGTTTGTTGAGCATGTACATACGCCCGCATGTGCGAGAAACCCACCACACTTGACACACTGATCCCGAAAGCCTTTAAAGATGTGGCCTGTAGCTGTGTCAGGTTGAAGGTAATCACCCGCCACACCGTCAACACACCCCACACACAATGAGTCGTCATGCTGCGCTGTCCTGTCGTTGCCCGAACTTGACGTGTTCCCAACTGCCCACACTCCAGCCCCCGGCCTTGGCTGCTTCGCGCCAGGTAACAACCGCCGCACCGAGCCCGGCCGCTGTCACAGATGGGGGTGGGGAAGGCGCAGGATCAATCCCCGCCCAGGGAAAGAAGAACGTACCAAAGGATCGCCGAGAACCATCCATCCAGGGCTTGCCCTGAATCTTGTCCACTTCGGTGGAGATGAATCCGCTGAATTTGGTATGACTTAAGGTGTGTTCCTTGTTGCGGTGGCACCATTCCAAAAACAACGCGTACAGATCACTGCTGACGCACACGCTAAATGGTGCTCCCAGCAGGCCATTACGCCATTCACGTAGAAAGGTTTGCCAACTGGCCATACTCAAATCTACCAAGCGTTGGCGGGCTTCGGTGTTGGGTGGCCGGGTACGCTGATCGAAGTCACCCAGATCATAACTGAGCAGGTATTCATAAAGTGCCGGAATGCCATCATTAGCCAACTCGTACTTCACCCTCTCCTGCTCGTCAGGCCCCAGTGTTTCCTTGGGCCACACCACCAACATCCGGCGGTCATTTTCGCCAATGGGCCAGGGCATGATTTCGTTGGAGAGGAACACCGCATTCATATGGTTGGCTTCCTCCCAGCCATTCACAAACTTGGACTCCATACGCACCGTCTTGCCGGTGACCATATGTTTGATCTTGCCCACCTGGTTGTAACGCTGGTCACGGCTAACCACTTCCTCGAACACGCCATACAGCTTGTTTGACTGCCATACCGTCCAGCTCGACTCCAGTTGTGACTGCCCGACTGTGGCCGCGTATTCGCCATAAATCGCGCCCATGATGTCGCTGAGTAACAAACTCTTGCCGCTGCCTTCCATGGTCGAATGCAGCAACACGGCGGTGTCCATCTTGGCGCCGATGTTTTGCAGCGGGTATGCCAACCACTTGATCAACCAATCAGTTGCCGCTTCGTCGTGGTTGCACAAAAAACTAAACAGCGAGCGCAAGGTGCGGCACTTGTTTGGAGCATCGACCGGGACCAAAGGCAGCCCCTCAAAGGTGTTGATGTACACCTCCGGGTCTTTGGTCATACGTGGATCGAACACAATGTGCTGCATGTCCACGGTGCGCCGGTCAGGGCTGTTCAACCACATGCCATAGGCATCGCCCAACGCCATCCGCATAGCACCCTCGGGGACTCGACGGCGGCATTTGATGTCCCAGGAGTCTTTGGTTCCGTCTATATAGACGTAGCGCTCGGTCGGGCTCATGCCCTCCCCTGATACCTGCTTGAACTTGGCCTCTGCTTTGGCTTTGCTGGCTTGGCGCTCCGCCATGTCATCGGCGATGACCTTTTTCTGTGTCGACTCAAACCAGTCTTTGGCCAGCGCTTTGGTGACCAACAATTCAAACGCAGGCTTTTTGATAATGACGCGCCTGAACATGTCGAAAACGGCAGTCTTGCCTTCGATCAAAGCGAAGCGCTGAAAAATTCGGTCCGGCGTCCAATCACTCCCCCCGCCCCCCTCAGGTGCAGGAGCCTCAGCGGCGGATACGGATTCGCCCGGCCCGCTGGCATCCTCAGATGGGGTCGGGGGAAGATCCGCCGGGGATGGCCGGGACGACTGCTGCATACCCAACATGCGTGCAGCATCTTTAACCGCTTTGGACTGATCACCGTCGTGCTCGAGCAAGCAGAACACCTCAAACGCATCGTTCTGGTGACCATTGGCCAATGGATCTGCGCCGTGGTGCGAATACAGCTTGCCATCGGTGATGGTGATACCCGGTAAGCCCGTGCTGCTTTGCGGATAAAGCCATTTATTGCCGCGCTTGATGTACCCGTGGGTGCGCAGTAATTCTTCAACATCATGACTGCGGTTGAATTCATCAATCACCGAAGGCCGATTGCCAGTTACCTGGGCAGGCGACTTGCTCGACTTTGGTTTGACCTTTTCAGCCTTCGGCGCCCAAGGGCAAGCAGCCTCCGCATCACGTTTGAAAATGTCCCAGTTTTGCCAAATGGCCAGCAGGTCGGTGGTCAACACCGGCAGGCCATCAGCGGAGGGTGGTGTGCGCCAGGTATACGGTTTACCGGTACCGGGATGAATTGAAGGTGGCAATACGTCTTGCACCAAGCCTGCGCGTAACTCGAAAACCGTGAACCGCTTGTAGGGCTCTGCCTCGGCACGTGCAGCCGCTTCACCGTCCAAATCGCCTGCTTCTTTTGCCGCTTTGGCTTTCTCGATCAGACCTTTAAAAATCGACCCATCAGGGTCGTTTTCGTTGGGCCATGCAAGCGAATGACGCGTGAGGTCTATTCCATCCGGCAACTGGAACAGGATACGAAAACGCGCTGGGTTACCGACTACTGTCGGGTACACCAGCGCCATTGCGTCCAAGTCCAGGCCGAGCAACTCGTACAAGACGTGGCGTGTCCACTGGACATCATCAACGTCTAACGAGCACACACGGCTCGGCCCTAAGACCACGCCAAGGTTGTGCGTTGGATTCGCAGACCAGAAGGCTTCGGCAGCCTGTGCATCAGTGATGTAACCACCGGGCTTATTCCAGCCCAACCCTTTGGGAGCTTTCTCCCCCGGCTCGATGGCAACAAGTGCCAGTTTGAAGGTGTCAATGTAGCGTCGTGCCCATGTCGCCATAGGCACAGCGTGAAAACGATCGGTCATCTGCGGCGCTCCCGCAACTCTTGGCAACTGACGCAGGTTTGGCAGCCTTTGACCTTCTCCTGGCGGAGCACTGGTATCGGTTCATCGCAATCAACACAGATTGATGCACTGACCGCGGATGCTGAAGCACGCTGACGTTGCTCCAAAGCTCGCTGTAAAAACTCATCCGCATAGTCATTAGCCAGATCAACGATGTCAGCCATTATGGCGATCCTCCATTGCCTGGCGTGCACCGGCCATAATGCCTAGCACTTCGCGGATAACGTCCATGCCGCGCTTCTCAAGAATGGCGACTTCGTGCTCTTCCCAGACATTGTCAGCAATACCGTCATGCATGCTAGAAACAAATTCGCCTGACTCATCCAGTAGCTGGCCTACAGCTTTCAAAGCTTCTTTGGTCGCAGGCATCGGTGTCGGCTTATACCAAACCGCGCCGATAGGGCGCACTAACGAATCAAGCAAACGCGGATCAGCAGTGAGGCTAACCACCTTTTCAAGCTCATCAGGATTGAGCCATCGGCGGCTCTCATCAACTTTTAGCTTCTTCTGTAAGGCGTCATATTTGACATCCATATCAAGTGCTAAGGCGGTTATACCTCCCTTGTAATCATTGCCTGCGCGATACAGCGCCTCGCGTAATGAAAGCACCGGGCCTGCACCCGGTAATAGATCGATGCGACTCATAACCGTAAAAACCCCTTTTACGGTGTAGCCATAAAACAGGGCACGCCCTATCCTACGACTACGACCGATGTACATGTGCTGTGTATCGTCGTCGCTGGACCGGAGGATCTTTGGTGAGAGGCTCCGGTCCAGCACCCTTTTAGCGATGTAGATCTACAACTGCATTGCTCTGTCGACCCTGCGTTTCTTTGGTGAGAGGTTCTGGGCCGATGCTTTAAGCGGCTGACTCAATATCAGCCGCATCTGTCATTTGTAGGTACAAGCACTCAATTGCCTTCCCTGTCACGTAACGAATGTCAGAGCCCTTAGCGGCTCGATTGATAGTGGGCTGCGTAGTACCCACTTTTTGGGCAATGTCTCTCTGAGACATCCCGGATAGCAGTAACTTCGCCAGCATCTCCTGAATGGTCATATCGGTCACCAATGTCCTTTCGCATTGAACGAGACAATACACAAACGTATTGATTAGATCAATACAATCACCGATACGTTTTTGAATCAAAGGGATCTGAAAGTGATTGGCGACCGTATCGCTCAGCGCATGACAGAGCTCAACCTGTCCGAAGGTGAGCTAGGGCGACGCTCAGGCGTTCCCCAGCCAACTATTCATCGAATAGTCACCAATGAAGTGAAAAGCCCAAGGCAGGAAAATGTCGAAAAAATCGCGAAGGCCTTAAAGGTCAGCAGCAACTGGCTATGGAAAGGCGGTGACGATGTTGACGTGGTTACTTCAGGACTCGACATCAATGTCGAGGAAGGACCCGCTATTAGAGGTTATGTGCCTTTGATCTCATGGGTCCAAGCAGGTGCGTGGTGCGAAGTATCTGATATAAAAACCCTGGATGATGCCGAGATTTGGCTTCCATGCGCTGCCTCACATAGCAAACAAACCTACGCCTTACGAGTCCGCGGACTCTCAATGTTTAACCAGTATGAGCGGCGCTCATTCCGAGATGGGGACATCATTTTTGTTGATCCTGCCAAGACTCCTGAGAATGGCTCACTTGTTATTGCGAAGCTTGTCGACAGCCAAGAAGCGACATTCAAACAGCTTGTCATAGAAGGTCGCAGACAATTTCTAAAGCCTCTTAACCCCGCATGGCCTGACCCGATTATTGAATTGGGAGCTGACGCCATGATTTGTGGGGTCGTTTTCTCCAAGCTCGAAGTTTTCTAGCGACAAACACTAGCCCACTACGTGGGCTTTTTATCGCCCATAGAAAAATTAATACATCAATGCATTGACTAGACCAATACGTATTTGTATCGTTTGCATCGTAGACCTCTCACCAAGAGTACTAACCATGCAAACGACACAGCACAACCTCACCCGCTGCCGGGTATACATCCACCCGGCAGCCTGCAACTGCCCCTCCTCAGTGGACGCTATTCAACGCCACACCGGCCGCTTGGCGATCATAACCAGCCCAGGGCGTATCGAACTCACTCCGCAGATAGCTGAAACCACCTCCTCATTCGGAGGTGCTGCGGCATGAAAAAGTTACTGATTGGATTAGCAGGCCTCGCCCGCACGGGCAAAACAACCGCTGCCAAACACCTAGTCTGCACGCACAACCTCCAGACTTACGCATTCGCAGACCCTCTGCGTGAAGGCCTAACAACCATCCTCAACCTTAGCCCACGTGACTTTGACGACGAGCACAAAGAACAGCCAATCGCCTGGCTAGGCCGCTCCGCACGTGAACTGATGCAGTCGATGGGCACCGAGTGGGGCCGTAATCAGGTGCACCCAGAACTGTGGCTGCTTCTGGCCGAGCAAAATCTTGGATTCCTCGAGCAAACCAACACAGCAGCCTCCGGCTTTGTGATTAGCGATCTTCGTTTCGAAAACGAAGCGGCTTTCGTTCGGGAGAAAGGCGGCCTGGTCATTCATTTGCTACGCGAAAGCGCACCCGATGTGAACCCACATATCAGCGAAACCGGGATAGCCATACACGACAACGATTTCGTGGTGCACAACGACGAAACGATTGAGCAGATGACCGGCCAACTGGACGAGATCTTCAATGCTCTTTGCGCTCGCGCAGCGGCTTAAGGAGCAGTCACATGAACCGAACCCTGGATGCTACTGCCGCCCTACTTGGCTTGAAACCACGCGCCTTCCGAAGTCGCTTACGTGAGCTTGGCATTTTGACTCAGAACGGCGAACTGGCCAGCAAGCACCGAGACCAGGGTTATCTGTATGTAGACACGCGCAGTCGCTGGAACGCGAACATCAACACCTTCAGCTATTACGCGGTTGTGATGGTGAAAGAGCCCGGCGTGAGTTGGTTAAGCAAGCAACTGGGCATCACCGTGACCCCTGCTAAAAAGGACGCCGCCGCATGAAACAGAACGCCATCACGCAAGCGATCGGCACCTTGAAACTGGTCCCGATATTCGTCAACAACCCGGCCATCGTCAGTCGCGCCACGATGATTGGGGCATCAGCAGAAGCTGTTGCTCTGCTTGAGGCACTTCCCGCGGCATCTGCTGAGCTGATCGAGGTGTTTCGTTGCGTAAATGCAGTAATCAGTGACGGGCAGACTGCTTACGTCACCCCTACCCGCTGCCCTGAATACCCTTACGGCGCTGTAATTGCCGACAGCGAGGGGCACATTTGTGCCGCGGCGATGGGGAAGACCAAAGAAGGCTTGGCCGAGTTAGTCCGCCTCAAGTTGCTGCACCCACAGGAGGGGTACGGGGAGGATCCAGCGTGAGCAACACACTCGATCAATTGCGCAAGGAGTTCGCCACACCTTGCCCCAGTCTGACGGCGGTACGCGAACGCTACTTCGCACACATCAGGACTGATCGCTACCTGCTCAGCGAAATCAAAGCCGGACGCATCGCACTGAAAGTAACGCGACTACACCGCTCAAGCCGAGCAAAGCCAGTGGTGTATTTGCACATGTTGGCGGCCTATCTAGATGCACAGGCACCTAGCCAGGCCGCCTAAGTCCCCCCTGATATCCAGGGGGGCTACAAAAACCAACGCAATGAGGCACAGCACATGAGCAAGTCACGTCCATTCATTGACACCCTGCGCGACATCGAAGCCGGCGGCCTGCTGGATGAGCTTAGCGAGACCCAGCACAGCCTGATCGACGCCATTCGTTTAACAGGCAAAGGGGGCGAGCTGACGATTAAGCTCGCCTACAAGCCTGATGGCAACGGCCAGATGACTATCAAAGCGGACGTAAAAGCCAAAGAACCGGCCCTTTCACGTGGCACGTCTTTGTTCTTCCTGACCCCCGAAGGCAACCTCACCCGTCGTGACCCACGCCAACAGGATCTTCCGCTTCGGACGGTGAACGATGACAAGCCTGAAGTACTGCGGCAAGTCAGCCAGTAAAAACCTCTCACCACTTGCACTACCCACTGGAGCACATCCAATGCAACAAGCCCTACAACAGCTGCTCACTCTGGCCCAAGCCCTTGGCAAGCCTGTCGACCACCCAGGACTGGCAGCGCCGATTGCGCTGGTACCGCACGGTGTATCGCTCGAGAATCTGGAGCACCTGCTACCTGCCCCTACCCGCACCAAGCAAAAGCTCACCGTTCTGGATGCAGAGTCGTTCATTGAGTACGTGAATCGCTTCGCAACTTCTGCCACTGCAGTCTTCTGTAACGGTCCAGAAGGCCGAACCTTCTCCGCGGTTATCGATTACCACCAGCCAGAGAGCCCGGCATGGCGCGAACACATTGCTACCTATCGTTGCCCGACCACTGTTGAGTGGGGTCGCTGGAAGGAAAACGACCGCAAGCGTATGGACCAAGCGACCTTTGCCGAATTCATCGAAGAAAACGTGTGGGACATAACTCAGCCTGCAAGCGAACAAAACGCACCAGGTGCAGCTGACATGCTGGAAATCAGCCGCACCCTCGAAGCCAAGAAAAATATCAGCTTCCGCCAAGGCACCCGCCTCGACAATGGCCAAGTGCAACTGACATACAACGAAGAAATCGACGGTCGAGCCGGTGAGGCTGGTCAGCTGCGTATTCCTGAACAGTTCTTTATTGGTGTGAAACCGTTCCTCGGCGGTGACGCATTCTGTGTACCGGCGCGCTTCCGTTATCGCATTCAGGACGGCCGTTTGATGATGTGGTTCGAACTGGTGCGTCCGGACAAAGTTCTTGAAGAAGCCTACAACGCGGTGCGCGACAAAATCCAAACCGCCATCAATGAAGTGCCGCTGTACGAAGCCACGCTTTAAAGAACTGCATCTCCCCGCCGCCGGCCTCTCACCCACGATCCTGACGGCGGGTATAGCCAGACAAGCACACAACATAGAAAAATTAAATATTAAGTAATGCATCGAGAGAAATAATGAATACACAATTTTTGCTTATGGCCCAATATGACGGACAGGCCGTCATTCCACTCAGTCGTGTTTGCGCAGACTACATGCACCTTACCGTTGAAAAATTCAAGATGAAATGCATGTCAGGAGAGATAGACATACCTATTATCAGGCTTGGAGCAAACAGCCAAAAGGCGGCCTTGGGTGTTCATTTAAATGATTTAGCTGATTACATTGACAAGCAAAGAGATAAAGCGACCAAAGAACTAAAGCAACTTATACGCTAATTTCAAACAGACGCCAAGTTGCTACCCACTTAAGGAATTACAATTCAGATTTGTAATTCCTCACAAAATACAATATCATGATCCATTTTTTAGAGAATAGTCAGATGCTTACACCTTTACGCTATCCAGGCGGCAAAGCCAAGCTTGGAGCCTGGCTTGCGCACCTGCTAAGAAACAACAATATCCAAGACGGCTCGTATATTGAGGCCTACGCTGGTGGTGCGGGCGCGGCAATTTACCTGCTAAGTAATAAGTACGTAAAAAACATATATATAAACGACATCGACCCTGCAATCTACAGCTTTTGGAATTCCATCACGAATGATAGCCGCAGCTTCGTTAAGCTCTTGCTTGAAACCGAGGTGACCATCGACGAAAGAGAAAAGCAGAGGGAGATATACTCTAACCCTCTAAAGCACACAGAATTAGAACTAGGTTTTGCCACGTTTTTTCTAAACAGAACCAATCGATCAGGAATCATCAAAGGGGGAGTTATTGGCGGAAAAAACCAAGACGGCAAATACAAAATTGACGCACGCTACACAAAAGAAAACCTTGCAAAACGCATCCTAAATATTAGCGAGATGAAGTCCAACATAATCATTTCGTCTGATGACGCTATTAAGTTCATGAACACAGTCCCGCATGACGCCAACTCACTCATCAACCTTGACCCACCATACTACAAAAAAGCTGACCAACTTTACTCGAGCTTTTACACGCACGACGATCACGTACGTATCGCACAAATGATCCAATCAATAAAAACCCCAATAATTGTAACGTATGACAACTGTGAAGAAATTCAAGAAATCTACAAAGATCACAATACTTTAACATTCAATATCATTTATTCTAGCCACTTAAAGCGCCCGATTGCGAAGGAACTTTTGATCTACAAAAACATAAACATCGACCCACTACCATTCACATCAAAACAGATAAGCCCAATTAAGGAGCCGAAGATAGAGCAATTAAACCTTTGCAGCTGACACACCCCAAAGCAATTTCAAAAAATGATAGAATTCATCCCAAGCCCTTATAACATCTGAATCCTTGGGATTGAACATACCCAAATGAATAAATTTCCATATTGTAGAAATAGTCAGGATTGAGCCTTGCTCTATCGACTCAACTTCAAGAAACAAAATAACCCCTTGACCCTCCACCAAAATAGCATCATCCGTCGATTTTTTCGAATAACTTGTATTCTCTCACAGATATTTTGAATGTATTTTCGACGGGAGCACGAACCAGCTTCATTCGGGCTATCGGAATTTTTCAAAAATCTGAAGTTCTTTATAGACACCTCAAGTTTTTTGTCCACTTGCAAGAAACATAAAGCTCTAATAACATATTTCTTACGACTAGAACCGTGAGTCGCAAGAGCTGCACCATTTTTACCATCCTTTGAAGTCGCACCTGTAATAGTTGCTTAATCAGAACCCGTATCAGGTTTGCCACCTGCAACATCGAAAGGTTTCTGACCTGAATGGCTAACACCTGCGAAGCCCCGCCACGCGCACCCCGCCACCATTACCTCCTGGTATAGGGTCAATCACATTAGTAGAATTCAGCCTCATTTCATCTCGAATCTCCGCGATGAACAAATCGCGATATTCAGCCAACATCAACAAAATAGCTTCCGGAGTTCCACCACGCTTCGCATCAACGTATCCAGACTACATATCAAGAATATTTTTTCTTCACAAACACTACCGCCGCAAACAAAAGCACTGTCGGAAAATATTTCGATACTCGTCAAATTCAAACCCGAGCAGCTTCATATTTTTTTCCGCACCAAAAAATATCCCAGTACATTGATAATAAATCTATCTCAAACTTCTGACCTGGTCTAATTTCAAATCTCAGCGATAGGGGAATTCGCTATGAAAAGACAGACTACATTCTTTTGAAGATCACAGAGCTGATAACATACTAACTTTTCCCGCCGCAAACTACGCTTCTACAGACAATAGTAAGAGTGAAACATGTTTTCATTTCTTAAGAAGCCAACCTTTCCAAGGCCAACTCTTGTAAGGATCCCCCCTTCCTCTCAAATGCGTATAACGCCGCAAGGAGTTCCAATCTCGATGCCCCGACACGCTTGACACTCTAGGGATATCCCAGTCCATTTCAAACAAGCGACTCACACCTTCATGCCTCAGGTCATGAAAATGTAGATCTTCAATCCCTAGCACAGGACATGCCCGCGTGAATGATGCCGATACCGATCTAGCGTTATAGGGGAAGATTTCCCTCTCGAGCTTCGGCATAGTTTGCAATATCGCCCAAGCCTCATCAGGGAGATGACACCAAACGTCATTGCCGATTTTCTGCCCGGGATTCTTCATGTCACGCACCAGGACAGCCTGGCGAGCGACGTCGAGATCTTCCCAACGAATCCGCGTAATCTCCTCCTGTCGGCGAGTCGAGAAGATCGCGAATGCAATGAGTTTCGGCATGTCGATCTGACTTTTTCGTCGCTCCTGCATTTCAAAAAAATGCCTCATCAGCTTATCCAGCTCATCAAGTGATGGCCGGCGGTTACGCTCTTTACTCTTGCTAACCATGCCCAACCTTCGCAAGACCCGCCGCGCATCCGGCATGGCCAGCGGATCTACCTCATAGCCCCAAGCCGGGCGCGCCACAGAGAGGACAGCACCTAAGTGCGCCAAATCGTTACCGACTGTCTGCGCCTGCACCCCACCGCCCTTCTTGCTCATCCGCCATTGTGCGAATTCGACCAGCTTCTGGCTGGTCAAATCCGAATCGTTGATCTCACCCAACCAGGTTTCCTTGATCGCCTTTAACGTCGCATTTTTGGTTTTACCAAGTGGCCGGATCTTCTCGTACTCATCCAGGTACTGCTCGATCATCCTCCTGATCGTCACGCCGTTGCGATTTGCGCGCTCTATGGCACCCGGCTCTGACAACTCCGTCTCCCGCCGCTTGATCCAGGCCTGGGCGGCCAGCTTGCGGTCGAAGGTCTGGCTTTCCTGATAAACTGTCCTCCCGTCCCGATTGATCCGTATCTGCGCCGTATAGGCCGTCGAGTTGTCCTTGCGCTTGCGTGATGTGATCGTGCCCAT